TTCAAGAAGCACAATCAAAGTCCACAGGACAAGCCACAGGCGGTGGCGACAACGCAATTTACCCACATTGGAACATGCAAGAAGGCAAGGAAGCGGTTATCCGTTTGCTACCCGATGGCAACTCTGCCAATACATTTTTCTGGGTAGAACGTGCAATGATCAAATTGCCGTTCGCAGGCATCAAAGGTGAAACAGACAGTCGTCCAGTTCAAGTGCAAGTTCCTTGCGTTGAAATGTACAACGACGGTTCAGTTTGCCCAATCTTGTCAGAAGTACGTGGTTGGTTCAAAGACAAGAGTCTAGAAGAAATGGGTCGTAAGTATTGGAAGAAGCGTTCATACATTTTCCAAGGCTTCGTGGTTGAAGATCCTATTAAGGAAGATAAGATTCCAGATAATCCAATTCGTAGATTCATCATCGGTCCACAAATTTATCAAATTATCCGTTCAGCATTAATGGATCCAGAGTTGGAAGAATTGCCAACTGACTACCTCAAAGGTGTCGACTTCCGTATTGCCAAGACATCGAAAGGTGGCTTCGCTGACTACTCTACTTCAAAGTGGAGCCGTCGTGAACGTGCATTAAACGAAACGGAAGCAGCGGCTCTTGCAAGCAACGAGTTGTTTAATCTAAGTGACTTCCTTCCTAAGAAGCCAACTGATGTTGAACTCAAGGTCATGAAAGAAATGTTTGAAGCGTCAGTTGACGGTGAAGCATATGACATGGATCGTTGGGGTCAATACTTCAAGCCAGCAGGTATGGGTCAGGCCACAGGCGATCCCAACAAGGCATCTGCTCCACGTGTCGCGGCAGCAAAACCAGCAGCCGAAGAAGATGCTCCGTTTGATGTAGACGAGCCAGCAGTCAAAGCTAGTGCGCCAGCAGCACCAGCAGCAGCCGATGGTGCAAGTCGTGCGCAAGACATCCTTGCCATGATTCGCAATCGTCAGAAGTAATTAGACTAAACATAGAGTGTGGGGTAACTCACACTCTATTTCTCAACAGGGCAAAAAATAATGGCAAAAGCATTTGATATTTCTAAATTTAGAAAGTCAATTACTAAATCTATCGACGGTTTAAGTATTGGCTTCAACGACCCAACAGACTGGGTCAGCACAAACAACTTTGCATTAAACTATCTTATCAGTGGATACTTTGATCGTGGTATTCCACTAGGTAAAGTTACTGTGTTTGCTGGTGAAAGTGGTGCAGGTAAATCATTTATCTGTTCAGGCAACCTTGTAGCAAACGCACAGAAAGCAGGCATTTATCCTATCTTAATTGATACAGAAAATGCGCTTGACGAAAAATGGCTACACGCACTTGGTGTTGATACAAGTCCAGACAAGTTGTTAAAACTTAATATGGCCATGATCGACGATGTGGCAAAAACTATCACAGAGTTTATTGCAGAATACAAAACAATGGATGAAACAGATCGTCCTAAAGTATTATTTGTCATCGACTCATTAGGCATGTTGTTGACACCCACAGACGTTAATCAATTCCAAGCAGGTGACATGAAAGGTGACATGGGTCGTAAGCCTAAGGCACTGACAGCACTGGTTCGCAACTGTGTTAATATGTTTGGCGCCTACAACATTGGCATGGTATGTACCAATCACACATACGCCTCACAAGATATGTTTGATCCAGATGACAAGATCTCAGGCGGTCAGGGTTTTATCTATGCATCTAGTATTGTTGTAGCTATGCGTAAATTGAAATTGAAACTTGATGCAGACGGCAACAAGACTACCACAGTTCAAGGTATCCGTGCAGCTTGCAAGATTATGAAAACACGTTATGCAAAACCGTTTGAAAGTGTACAGGTTGAGATTCCTTATGAAACAGGCATGAGTCCATATAGTGGATTGGTTGACCTGTTCGAAGCCAAAGGCCTGCTCAAGAAAGAAGGCAACAGTCTTGTCTACACTACCAAAGACGGTGAGATCATCAAGCAGTTCCGCAAGGCTTGGGAACGTAACGAGAAAAATGGTCTAGACATTGCAATGGCTGACATTTCAAAACACGGTGAAATTTCCACTTCTGAGATAACTACTACAGTTGAATCAGACTTGGAGGTCACTGAATGAAAGACGACTTAATTGCGGATATCTGGACATTGGTTATCGAGCACATTCCAGAAAAACATCGTAAAGATCTTGCTGCCGATTTTGTAAACACATTGTTAGACTATGGTATCAAAGAATCAACACTTGAAAGCCTTCTTGGTGTTGATGCTTATCTAGACACTGCAATAGAATATTCAATTGACGGTGAAGAAATTGAGGAAGAGGATGAAGGCAGCGACGAAGATGAGGAATAAATGAATTGGTACGACAAGGTTAGTAAAGATATAAGCAACATTCCCAATGCTGTGGCCTATTATGAAGCTGAGTTAATCGAAGCAAAACAAGATGTCCGCATAGCGGGAAACATCGAGAAGGCAAGTTCGCAAATGCCCGGTATTGTGGAAGAACGCTTTAATCAACTTCAAGAAATTGAAGGTATCCTTGAGTACTTGAACATTGAACTTCGTAGACTTCGTAGTCAACATTTTCGCAAGTATCTCGAAAACTACCAACGTCAGTTAAGCTCTAGAGACTGTGAAAAGTTTGTAGAAGGTGAAGCTGACGTGGTAGATTTTGAAAAGATCATCAACGACTTTGCTCTACTGCGCAACAAGTGGTTGGGCATTATCAAAGCACTCGATCAGAAACAATGGCATCTCAGCAACATTGTTAAATTACGAGTATCAGGATTAGAAGACGCATCACTATGAAAATAGGCATTATAGGGTTTGGCTTTGTAGGACAGGCCATTGGGTGGGCTCATCGGCATGATGATTTAGTCATTAGAGATCCCAAACGCAAAGATAGTGCAGAAATTACTGAATTTGTAGGATGCGATGCTATCTTTGTATGTGTGCCTACACCTAGTACAGATGACGGGCATTGCGATAGTTCTATACTAGAACAGACTCTAAAAGAATTGTTGTTTATTGTAATTAATAATCAACTTCCTATTATATGTAAATCAACGGCGCCTCCTAGTGTGTACGCACGTTTACAAAAAGAATATCCTAACATTGTACATTGTCCAGAATTTTTAACAGCGGCAAATGCTACTATAGATTATGCTAATGCAGATTCGTGTATTCTTGGCGGGAATTACGAGTGGGCTGTAAAAGCACGTACAGTTATTCAGCACGGACGACCGATGGTTAGTGATAAATTTACCATTGTACCAATTAAGGTTGCAGCATTACACAAATATCTAATGAATAGTTATCTTGCTGCTAGAGTATCGTTTATGAACGATTTTAAAAAATTAGCAGATGCTGTAGAAGTTGAGTGGGATGATCTAGCATATCTTGCCAAACACGATGGTAGAATTGGGTACAGTCATTTAGATGTGCCGGGACCTGACGGTCAATATGGATGGGGCGGTGCTTGTTTTCCTAAAGACGTTGCGGCAATACAAATGGAAGCAATTGATTTAGGTGTAGATTTAGAACTGCTCGGAAGAATAGAAGATATCAACAATAATCATAGAAGACTATAACAGTTTTTCAACAAACCAACAACGACCACTCCGACGAACTTTGATATTTCGTTGGCCAAAGAATTCCCACACTGCTTTCTGAACTCCGGGATGTCCTTTAGTATAGTCATCTCCACCGAAGATCGAACCTGGTTTAATTTTTGGCCACCAAGCATTTAAATCCTGGATAACACATTCGTATGTATGTCCGGCATCTACATAACAAAAGTCAACAGAGTTATCATTAAATTGTTTAGCTGCATCCCAACTTAAAGTTTGAATTGTTTCAATCTTATCAAGGACAGGGGCTACATTATCGTGAAATATCTGCTTGAGATTTTTTGTAGATCCATGATCTTTTAATTCAACTCCTCCATCCCATGTGTCAACTGCGTAAAATTTTCCTAATTTATTTCTGTTGAGTAATTCAACAACACAGTAGGCAACAGATCGACCAGTCCACGAACCTAGTTCTACCCAAACTCCGTTAGCGGGAAATCTTTCAAGAACAATGTTGAGAAAAACTGTATTTTTCTCACTCATAAATCCGTCAAAGTTCTGATAAAAGTGTTCCATCGTATTTCCTCATTAAGTCATTCATGGTATAAGTCTTTGTCATGTATGTTGATACGTTATCTAGTACACTGGTTTCTAGATCGCCGGGGCGTCTAGGCATAACTTGTATTTTAAAATCACAGTTATTTACTTGTTTATAAATGGCTACCATTTCCTTAACACTAGTGCCTACGCCGTGACCTAAATTTTCTAAATTGTTCGCTGGAGTATCAATAGCTTTAACTAATGCAGCACAAATTTCATTTACATGAGTATAATCTCTAATGCATGAGCCATCTCGAGTGTTATAATCATTACCATACAGATAAAATACACCTTCTTTTTCGGCTCGCATGAGACTAAAAAATAATCCATCTGGATTTGTTGGAGGCAACCCGTCTGCTCCTGTAACATTGTAAAATCTAAACATAGTAAAATCTTTATTTTGATTTTTACAATAATCTTCTACAACTAGCTCTGCCATTTTTTTAGAAATACCATAAGGACTGGCCATACCAGCAGCTGAGCCTGTTGATGCAAATACAAAATTTTTATATTTTAAATGTCTAAGTAGATGTCTAGTACCATTAACATTTGTATCAAAATAATCTTCTGGATATCTTGTAGAACGACTAACATTTACCAATGCTGCTAAATGAACTACGGTATCAAATTCTAAATCCCAATTAACTGTGCGTATGTCTAATGGTGTTGTGGGATCTTTTAAATCTAATTTATAGATGTCATATTTGTTTCCAAGCATTTGAATAAGGTGCTTGCCAATGTAACCTTCCGATCCAGTAATTAAAACTTTTTTCATAGGAGTATGCCAATAATCTGGATAGTTCTTTAATATTTGCAATACTGAGTCCGGGTAAACTGGATTTACAATTTCACTACCTGCTTTGTGATTAATTGCTGACGTAGTATCAACTTTCTTAAAAGCATCCAACACTTGCTCAGGATCTCGATGCTGGCTTTCAATACAACTTACTACTTTATTTTTAATTAAGTTGTCGTTACCCATCCATGTCCAGTGCCATCCAACATGCCCGTCTGATCCTATACAATGATTTCTATTTTTTCGTTTGACTACTGCCATATCTCCTTTGTATAGGTCGTGTGGAGTATCAAACATTCTTTTTTTAGCAACTACACTGCCTTTCCAACTTCTACCTGCTTGTTGATTAAATTTATAAAAATACATTTCAAAAATACAAGAAACTGGTTTATCATGTTCTTCCATTAATGCAATTATAGACTCCCATTTTTCCGGATTTATAATTTCATCTAGATCTCCGTGTATGATTATATCATTGTCGTCGTACTTGCTTAAAGATTCGCGGAATCCTCTGCGCATCATAGTTTCGCATACTAAATTTTTTTGATCTTCTCTTAATTCTAAATTAATAACTTCTAATCGATCGCCGTACTTTTCTTTATACCTATCTAAATTATTTGTTAAATTATAAGGTTTAGGCAAACCACTAAATGTTCGACTAGCCTCTAATACTATCCATTTATCTGCATAGTGTTCTGTAATTGCTAGATGTATATCTAACATATCAAATTCATCATTAAACAATAATGTATCTACTATCATAATTTTCCTTAAAACTTATAAATTATTTGATAAGCATCGTATACAGGTGCAATACCTTTAGAATCTAAATATTCAACAATCATACGGCCTTTGCCTGTACGTTTATTATTTTCTAACAGTCTTGAATTATCGTCAATGGCAACAATACAACCTGGTTTTAAATGTTTTTCAATAGCCTGAAATTCTTTTAGATGATGCGCTGCACTCGGAGCATCATCGTCCCATCTTACATCGTAGCTGTCAAGATAAAATAAATCGACGGTATTTAAATCGTCTAATGAAGCTAACCATGCAACACTATCAGAGCAAAATGATTTGTAGTATTTTTGATCGATAAATTGATTTGCGGTGTCTACAGCAGACTGATCAATGTCTACAGATCGTACAAATCCACCATGCAATCTAACCATTTCTGAAAACAAGAATCCGCTGTTTCCGTCTTTCCAATTATGGGGTTTACGAACAGTACCTGTTTCTATAATAGCAAAGTCATTTGATTTTTGTTCTAGTAATGTTTCAAATATAATTTGAAAACCTTCTGCTCTTTTATATAAACCTTCCACTAGCCCTCTAGCAGCACCAGATGCTCCGCGGTCTAATAATTTAGCATAATCATTTTTAAAAATATCTATCCACATACTTATTTTCCTATAATTAAATACAGCTAACTGTATCTGCATAATATTGATTGTCGTCCTCAAGGGTAGAAAACCACTCAAACATTTGAGGAATTGTGAGTTTTTTATCTTTTATCATAGCATACGAATTTGAAAACTGAGATAAAAAATCATTTAAACAATCTATATTGAATCCGTTTTGTGCTAATAACGATGGACAAAATTCTAAAAGTACAAGACATCCTTTTGGTAATTTAGAAAATATATTTTTTGCTCCATCTAGTACAAACGGCTCGTATCCTTGTACGTCAATTTTAATAGCTTTAATTTTAAACGGATCTTCTAAAAATATATCGTCTAATTTTACTACATCAACTGTTAATTCACCGGCATCACTTCTTATCTGACTATCGCCGTAGTTCCCGGTATCGTTGAATTTTAAAAACTTTTTAAAATTATTATCGCCGAGTGCAACGTTGAATAGATTTGAATCTGGGCAATTTTCTTTTAGGATATTAAAATTTCTTGGATCTGGCTCATACGAATATACTGAACAACCTTGTAGTTTTGCCAACTTAGAATACCAACCAATATTAGCGCCAATGTCTAATACTATATCATCTTTACCGATAGCATCCATCCATATTTTACTCAAATCTGGTTCCCACGGACCCCGTTTCACTATTTTTCTACTTACCATTCTATCAATTTCAGGATCGTGTACATAAAAATCAAAGGAATAATTATTAAATGTTATAGGGGCCGAGTGCAATTTCATATTAATATTTACCAATAATAGTAGCACATAAATAATCATATGAAAACAATTGTAATTGCAACAGGTGGATTTGACCCTATTCATTCAGGTCATATTAATTATATCAAAGAGGCAAAAAAACTAGGCGATATCTTAATTGTAGGAGCAAACTCCGATGCCTGGTTACGCCGCAAGAAAGGGCAAGAGTTTATGCCCTGGGAAGAACGTGCCAGTATTCTAAGTGCTATTAAAGATGTAGACCGTGTTATCAACTTTGATGACACAGACGGCAGCGCCAAAGACGCTATTAGAAAAGTAAGAGCCATATATCCTCGTGATACCATTGTGTTTGCCAACGGTGGCGACAGAACTAAAACTAATATACCAGAAATGGATGTACTAGAAGAAATGTTGCATTTAGAATTTGTGTTTGGAGTAGGTGGTGAACACAAAATGAATTCTAGTTCTTGGATTCTACAAGAGTGGAAAGCACCCAAGACCGAACGCCAGTGGGGCTACTATCGTGTACTACACGAAGTACCCGGCATGAAAGTTAAAGAGCTTACTGTGGAGCCCGGTAAAAGTCTAAGTATGCAACGACATCAACTGCGTTCAGAATATTGGATGGTCAGCGAAGGTGAATGTGTAGTTAACAGCATGATGCCCAACGGTTATCGATTGCTACCTGCAGAATTAAAGAAACATCAAGAATATAAAATACCGGTTGCCGAGTGGCATCAATTAACAAACCCGTATGATGTGCCTTGTAAAATTGTTGAAATACAATACGGACAAAGTTGTGTTGAAGAGGATATAGAAAGAGTATGAAAAATGCCATATATCTCAGTAAGGGCGGCGAAGACGAATATATCAATTCCTTTGCTATAGGCAGTGGCGGTAGAATAATCAATTCTGATGATTTTAATTATGACGACAGTGAAGATCCTATTGTTCTACGTGGAATCCTAAAACATAAAATAATGAAACGCTGTTGGTTCGAAGGCAGAGATTTTTATTTCATGGATACTGGATACATGGGCAATCAACGTGGTCCGTTAAATCCCATGGGCTGGAAATTTTGGCACCGTATTGTAAAAAATGATCTGCAACATGACCAAGTAATTCATCGACCGCCTGATAGATTTAAGAAGTTGGCTATTCCAGTGTATCGCTGGAAGAAAGGTGGCAGAAAAATATTGATTGCTAAACCCGATGAAAAGCCCATGAAGTTCTACGGATTAGATCTAGATCAATGGTTGGAAGAAACTATTGCAACTATTAAACAGTATACTGATCGTCCTGTTGA